GAATGGTGCGTTGCCTGTGGCAACTGTGACTTCCCCGAGAGTCACAAAGCACAGGGACTGTGGGACACCCCAAAAGTACTGTGTGAAGGATGCCACACACCGGCCGAACTTGTAGTGTGCCCACAATGTGATGTATGCACTGCTTGCAGTGGCTACTGTGCCTGCGATGAAGAAGAATGTACTGAATGCGAAACCATGACCGCCTACCCAATGTCATGCAGTGAATGCGGCATTGACACTGTGTGCGCTGACTGTTGGACCGGATGTGAGTGCTGATGATGGTATTCATTGAACTCGCTGTCTTGACCGCTGTGGTCTGCTTCCCGTGGACCGAACTTCGCAACTACATCAGCGAACTACTCGACCCCGATTGAGTACCCACAACAACGACGGGCCTTGAGCCTACGAGCCGAACCCTTCCCCGCCTCGGCGGGGTTGGGTTCTCCCATCAGTGAAATGGCCTTTACATTGAGGATTTCACGCCCGCCAAAAATCCAAAGACTATGGTATATTGGGACAGCCAAGCACCACGCGAATTTTTGGCAAATTTTTTTTGGAAACATTGATAAGGTGGCGACCATACCATACAAAACATGGACTTCCAAGCCATCATCAGCGAGCATGACCCTAATGACTTCACATCCCGTATGCAATTTGCCCGGCATTTGCACTCGCTGTACCCGATGGTGTCAGTGAAGGGCTGGGAGATGCGACTCATTCGGGCGGTATCTGCTGGAGGACAAGGAAAGAACTCATACGAGTACGAAGAAACGACCGACACCTACACTACGCACCTAACGGGCGTACCCGTTGTCAAGACCGGTGAAGAACACCGTACCATGATGCGAGATTGGGCTACCGGCATGTCCAGCAGTGAGTTCTGTGTCAAGCACGACATACCGGAGATGCGGGCACGACAATACCGCCAAGTCCACAAAATGACCCGGCACTCAATCCCTGTGACCGACGAGCAATTGTTTGAGGCAGATGAGCAAGAAGGTCTTGTCAAAGAAATCCTTTCATCCCGACGACAGACTCTTATGACCGAGATTGCTAAGAAAAAGCATAAGCAATTGGTCAAGGACTCCAACAACTGGCAGACTCTCAAGTACGACTACTTGGAACACATGGTGTCACTACAAAAGGCACCTAAGTCCGTGCCCAAGTTGAGCCTAAAGAAAGCAACGAACCCATACGCTCTCGTAGTATGTCCTACTGATTTCCATTGGGGCAAGTACGGCTGGGTCGATGAAGTGGGCGAATCCTACAATTTCGAGGAAGCAAGGAAGCGACTCATGGAAAAGACCGAAACACTCGTGTCCCGTATCTCAACCAAGCCCGAAAAAATCTTTGTTGGCGCTGGGTCCGATTGGTTCCATGTGGACAATGATGCTGGGCTCACGACCCGTGGTACGCCACAGGACATGTGTGCCACCCCTGCTGAAATCCTCATCACCGGGTGCAAGTTGGCCCGTGAGCATATTGACATGCTACGACAGGTCGCTCCTGTTGAAATCGTTATGATGGCTGGCAATCACGACCGCCACTCGTCCCTCGCACTAATGATGTACCTATCTGCCGCATACGAGAATGTCAAGGATGTTGAAATCGTTATCACGCCAAACAACCGGCGCTACATCGAGTATGGCAACACTATCCTCGGCTTCACTCACGGAGATGGACTTGGTAAGACTGCACTCGGTCCTCTCATGGCTGTCGAGGCTCGTGAGATGTGGGGCAACACCGAACACAAGATTTGGTTCCACGGCCACCTACACCACCAGCGAATGCACGAGAAGGACGGATGCCTCATTATCCAAATGCCATCTCTCGCCGGTCACGACCGCTACCACGCCCGCTCCGGGTACACTACCAGCAAAGCAGGGCTTGCCGCATACCTTATCGACGACAAAGAAGGCTACATTGGCTCACTCTTTGCACCAGTATCTCACGAGTGATTAGCATGGCACGGATTGTTAGAAAGACAACAAGGCAATGTCAAAATTGCGGCCACACTACGGACTCACGATACAACAGTCACAAGAACTGGTGCCCCGTCAAAAAGAAAATGGTGTACTGCGGCTACATGAGGGTGGTTCGTGAATGAGTATAACCAACTTCAATTTCCAGCGGTCTAAGTACGACATCAAGCACTTCTATGAGTGGCTGTCCCCCGAGTACAAGTGGGCTGACCACATTGGTGAGTGGATGGAATTGTACAGTGAGCGCAAGGGTGCGTCAGTACACCGTGTGTGTATCATCGCCCCTCGTTCCCACAGCAAGTCTGCTACACTGCGTGTCAAGTTGCTACACATGTGTCTATTCGAGGAACGCAACGGCAACCCTATGGAAGTGTGGTTGTTCTCGGCATCTATTCGACAATCAACCAACCGTCTTGAGGAAATCAAGACTGACATGCGCCGACACCCGGAACTACGCAAGTACCTTGATGAGCGCCGCTCTAACAAGCAAAGAATCTCGTTCACAAACGGTGCGTGGATTCAAGCCACAGGTGTGGGCTCCGCTATTCGTGGTGAGCACCCTGCTGTCGTAGCACTTGACGATGTGCTGGCTGAGATGGGGGACATGACAATGGACTCCGTGCGAGAATGGTTCAAGAAGGTCATTACGCCTATGCTCGACCCCGGTACATCACTGTTCTGCGTAGGTACGCCTATGTCCCACACTGACCTATACCAAACCGAGATGCTGTCGGAGAAGGCTAAGGAGGTGTGGAAGTCCGGCGTGTGGTCAGCATTCCCCAATTGGGATGAGCATAGAGCCAACCCCGAAATAGACCTACTCCCACTCTGGCCCGAGTTCCGACCCACCGACTTTCTTTTGGAACAAAAAATCAGCATGGACGACGACCTCGCCTTCGCTCAAGAGTATTTGTGCAAGGTCGTGGACGATGATGCCCAAGTCTTCAACAGGAACCTCATCCGAAAAAATATAGACATAACTTCCCTCGGTGGTTTCAATGCTCAACTCGATGATGGTTCCCGGTTCATTCTCGGCTTCGACCCTGCTCATGGTATTGGTAAAGACTACTCCGTTTTAATATGCTTGCGGCAAGATGCACAGGGGTATATCCACTTTGTTGATATGTGGCGTCGAAATGACTTCCCGCCGGACAAGCAAGCAGATGTGATTATTGAGTGGGCCGACCAGTTCAAAGCACCAGTAGCCGCAGAAGATGTAGGTTTCCAGCGACTGTATGAAACAGTCATTGAGCAAAAGGGTGCAGTTCTCGACTATCGTCCATCGAAAGCCTCAAATAAGGGACTGAAACAGGGGCTACTTAACCGGTTTAGGGTATGGTTTGAGCGAGAACTTATCATTTTCCCGTATGGTTCCGACGAAATACGCAAGAAAGTGGCAATCATTCTCGACGAACTGGAGAACCATGTGTGGAAAGACGGAAACATTATTGATGTCGGCAAGCACAACGATACAGTCATGGCATTCGCCCACGCCATCGACCAATTCAAAGCAAAGCGCATGGATTATATGCCTATGGCTACCGGAAAAAGTAGCATGGGTGGTTGGTCAAAAAATAAAAAACCGACAAAACAATCAAAAGTACGCAATAGTCACGGCAAATATGTCGGATTTAGTTAAAAATCGTCGTGATGTTCAAGTAGCATACCACATGTGCTGAGAACATGGCATGGTGGAACCCATTTTCGACGACCACGGTAGTTGCTCAAGAAGAGGGACAAAGACTTGTTCCTATTACAAGCACTGCAAGTCGTCGAGCAGACAACCCATTTACCGTTATGGCGGCTGGGATTGACGAAATCGTGAAACAAACAGAACAACTTCGTGGGTCATTCGACCACACGAATGAGTTCGACCTATATGACGACATGCTCAACTACGACCCGGAACTCAACGGGGCTGTTCGTACCATCAGTCTAACGGCAAACAAGTACGAAGTCCTCGGTGGCAAGAACACGGCCATCCGAAATGCCATTACAACACTCACACAAGAAGTCCTCGACTTCGACGACCTGCTCATCAACGGTATGAGAAACCTCATGGTGTACGGCAACGACATCTCAAAGATGGTAGGTAAGACTGGAACAGGCATCACTGACCTACAATCCCTACCAATCTCACAAGTGACTGCCCTTGACGACCGTAGTGCTTCGACACAAACCGACAAGGAGAACGCTATCCTGTCAGCAACCCGCTACATCCTCCGTGAGCAGGTCCGTGACCCACAAGAATACCCAGCAGATGAAATCCTACACATCCGTATCGACTACCGGTCGAACTGGTTCCGTGACCGATTGGGTCGGTGGACCTATGGTGTATGGGGCGCATCCCGATTCACTGCTCTCAAGCAAGCAATTCGTGCTAAGTACAACAGCATGAACAACCGCATCGCTCTCGAAGACTCGCTGACCAAGCAATACATTACCATTGGTCCCGAGGCAGTTGAGAATATCAGCGACCCGGACGAAGCCGCAGAACGACTCCAGTATGTCATTAACAATGTGGGGACGCTATTGGACGGACTACGCTCGGACCAAGTGCCTATCCTCCCCCACTATGTTAAGATGGAGTTCGTGGACCTCAAGAATACAGTGCCCGATAACTCCGGGTTCATGGATTCAGTCAATGCTGACATCTCATCGGTACTACATGTACCACGAGTCAGTATGGGACAAGAGCGAGGCTCGACCTTTGCCGCTACCTACAACGCAAGTCAGTGGTCAGTTCAAGCAATCCGCCGCCTACAATCAATCCTTGCACAATCTATGCAGGGTCTGTTCTCAAAGCACTTGGAACTACTTGGTATCGCACACACCAACGCAGACCTACCTAAAGTGGTGTTCCAACCTCTCGATGAAGAGTCACCGTTTGAACAAACACGCAGAACCACTATGGCTTACGAGGCTGGAATTACAACTCTAAACGAAGCAAGATTCGATATTGGCCTCGGTCCCGAAAAGGGCAACTTGGGCAAACAACGATATGTCAAATCGAAGTCACCAAGTAGTACAGGAGAACTGCCCCGTGACAACGAAAACAAACCCCCCGAAGAGAGTGAATGAAATGAGAGACAGCAAAGGTAAATCATTTAACGACCGAATGGTACATCGCACTGTGCTACCGGCAATTTATTTGTGGCTTGCCGCCGCTGGCGCAGTTGTCGCAATGGGTATTTGGAAGCCCGATGTCGTTCTCGAAAACCTTGATGGCTTCATTGCTCTTATTGCTATCATTGGTGGCGTTGCCGCCCCTGCACTCAATACGGTGCTTCGTATGTGGGAGTCCGAACAGACTGTTGAAATTGACAACATTGCTGTGGAACTCAAGCACGACCGTGAGCGAGCACAAGACCAACACATACATGCTATGGGCTTGGAAAGAGAACACCAACTACACTCCCACGATGTTGAGAAGCATGAAGTGGGAATCTCCGTAAAGAACAAGGTAGTTCCTATGGGCAAAGAAAAGAAGTGATACTATGACAGAAGAAACAGAAGTAGTGGAAGCACTACAATACGGCAAACCGGGCAAAGACGATAAGCGCAAGACGCCCGCTAAACCAAGCGAGCGTCGAAAGGGTTCTAAGAAAAACAAGAAGGACTCGGCAAGCAAGCCTAACGATTCAATCAAGATGAATGAATCAACCGAAGCAAGCATTCGCAAGTTGATGGAAGAACACAACAAGAAAGACAAGGGTAGCAAAGCCTCTATGGGTATGCTAAAGTCAGTCTTTCGTAGGGGTGCTGGTGCTTTCAGCCGGAGTCACGCTCCTAACATGTCAAGAAACGGCTGGGGTCTTGCTCGAGTCAAAGCATTCCTATACCTTTTGCGAAACGGACGACCCAGCAACCCGAACTACAAGCAAGACAATGACCTTCTGCCAAAGTCCCATCCAAGAGCCGAAGAAGAGTATGAAGACTGGGGTGAGCCTTTTGCCGCCGCCGAATATCAAGGTAAAAAAGTCACCCTAAATAAACCGTTCCGCACACAAGGTGGAAAGAAAAAGTTCGCTGTCTATGTACAGAATGGAGCAGGTCGAGTTATCATCGTGCGCTTTGGCGACCCTAACATGGAAATCAAGCGTGACGACCCTAAGCGACGAAAGGCATTCCGTGACCGCCACGACTGCGCTAACAAGAAAGACAAGACCACCCCCGGCTACTGGTCATGTCGCCAGTGGTCCACAAACAAAGTCGAAGCCAATGCTGATAAGTCGGAAGAGTCCGTCGAAAGTAGTATGGGCTGTGGAGAAGCAGAAGCAGATTGCGGCTGTGGATGCACAGGCCACTCAGTCGAAGCGGCTGAACCTAAGCCATCCTCCAGTGAAACCCACAGCGAGTACATGACTCGTTGCCAAAAGGCAGGGTATTCTAAGGAAGAGTGTATGAAAGCACATGAGGGTCACAAGTTCAAAGACCAAGATGAGGCACATGACGATAAGACTCACGAAGCATACGACGAAAAGAAAGAAAAGTATGCTTCCGAGTGTGACAACGAATGTCCTATTGGTCAAGAGATGGTCGATGGGGAGTGCATTCGTGTTGCAGTCACCTGTGAAATTGAAATCGAAAGTATTGAAACCCGCATCGAAGCAAGCACTGGCAAGAGCGTTATGCGTATCACCGGTATTGCATTTACTGATGGAGTCAATAAGAACTCGTGGGGCATCCGCCCTGCTCTCGCACAGCGCCTCACCAACGATATGGTTGGCGCAGATGTGACACTCAACCACCCTAAGTCCGAGATGGGTCGCTTCCGACGCAACATGGATGGCGGTGTGGACGAGGCTACTGTCGGTGTTGTCACCGAAGCATCATACCACCAAACAAACAGTGGGTACCAAGTGCGATATGTGGCAGAAGTCCACCGAACAGAACTGTTCGCTTCTCTTGAGTCCGGCCTATGGATGCGCCCCGAGTACGGAGTGTCTATTGGTGGCACAGGAATCCCAAGTGAGATTGTGGAAGCCACCGAAGAAGGTGGACGACCGACCATGTGGTTCGCTGACGATTTCGCTTTTGACCATCTTGCTATTGTACACCGCCCGGCTTACCCCGAAGCAAACATAGAATCGGTCAAAAAGGTCGAGGCATCGACAATGCTTAAGTATCAACCCGAGGGTAGCACGGTTCAGTCGAAGGTGAATAAAATGACCGAAGAACAAATTGAATCAACCGCATCCGAATTGGAAGCACTACAAGCAGAACTCGTCCTACGAGAAGCAAAAATCGCAGAATTTGAAGCCGCAGATGTTGCACGAGCAGAAGACGCTCGTCTTGCTCTCGTTAGCAAGGCAACTGAAATGGGCCTAAAGGGTCACGACGACTTCACCGCTGAAACACTTAACTCAGTTATTGCATCTTGGGAATCCTCCCGACCTGCACCAGTCGCAGAACCTGCCGTTGAAATGGCACCAGTCGCACCAGCAAGCGAACCAGCAGTGGCTTCCGAAGAATCCGCTGAACCTGTTATCGCTAACTACCTAAATGGAAAGATGGTCGAATCCTCCGAATCCTTGTACGCACGATGCTACAACAGTTGGGCTAACGCTTACAACACTGTTATGGCTGGAGCCGACATGCAAAAGGCAAAGTTGTACGAGGAACTTAACTGAATAAGGAAGTGAGAAAATGAATTATGTACAACCTCTAAACGCAACTTTGAAAGACAGTGAAATCGTCCGTTCCGCTGGTCGCCTATTGACTATGGACGGCACGACCAACAAATTGATGCCCTCCGGCCTCGGGGACATTTGCCTCGGTGTTGCAGTCGAAGAATCCTCCCGTGATGAACTACAAGTGTACGAAACCAGTGGAGCAACTCTTTCATACTACCCATTGACCGGTATCTTGCTCGTGCAAGTCGATGATACCTCAACCTTCAACATTGGCGAAACCGTCTATGTCGGAGGCGATGGTCTTGCTACATCCACCGCAGGGTCCAACAAGAAGTTGGGACTCTATGTGGGCGAATCCGCTCACGCCGCTACTGCTCTCTCAGCCCCACTTGGTGGAAACGACGGACAATCGGGTGCCACAGAAGGTGCTCTCATCCGTGTGAACACCTCACACGCACAGATTGCTTGAGGCTGATTGAAGAAAAATAAGGAAGTGAAATATATGGCTAACAAATCCCTCGAAGAACTACTTGAAGTAACTGCCGCAACCGGACCATTCGGTAAAGGTGACGCTGTGCTCGAACAAACCCTCCGTGACTTTATCCAACTACAATCCACAACGATTGCAGTCGGAACTCAAGTCGTCGGTGTGCGAACTGTCCCGTGGCTCCAATTTACTTGGTACACTGGTGCAGAAGGAACATTCACCTACCCCCTCGACGATAACGCAGTCGTGGACCCGACCAAGATTGGTACCAAGAACTACTCCGTTAAATTGGAGAAAGGTCAAGGCCGCTGTATCTTCCTCGACTCCACACTACTTCGTGGAGAAACATGGGAGAACATGAACCGACAGCAAATGGCTATCGTTCAAGCCCGTGCTGACCTCATCGACAACCACATCCTCTCGAAGTTGATGGCTGGCGCTGGTCAAACCCAAGCCGCAACCGCTGTTTGGGGAACCGGTAGCGCAGACGAAGAACAAGACATCCTCGACTCGATGGACAAAATCTTCGCAAACGCTCGTGTGTCCGGCAATGAACCATTGTCGCTCATCCTCCCAGCAATCTGCCGTGCTCAAATGTTGAACACTCGTCTTTACACGAATGTCCTACAATCCCTCCAAGAGCGATTGAACACCATGATTAACCTCAAGGTCTTCTACACTCGGGACTTTGACAGTGGTAAGGCACTCGGCAAGGACGCTCTTCTCTTGATTGGCGGCTCGCAGACTGCTGAGTTCTTCACCTACAACGGTGACGGATTCACCGAAACAGAACTCACTCGTATCGAAGGTGTCGGCTACTCGTGGCTACTCACCTCCTACATGGGCTCAGTGATTCACGAAATGCAAGATGGTGCCGCCGCTGGTACCAACAACCGCATCGTCAAAATCACCGGCGTTATCGCTTGATGGTGTTGCTCTTGAATAAGGCGCAACTCATTAAACGACTAAAGGCAAAGGATGTACCCGTCCCCAAAGACGGGTCTATGACCGAACTCAAGCATAGGCTTGAGCATTGGGATGGAGGAAAGGGCTTCCTTTTCCGACTGGCTATACCAGCGGGTCGGAGAGGAAGTGACAACCCTGCAACTATGCTTGAACATGGTGTCCTATATTGGGTACCTAACAGCAAATTCGCTCGAATGATTGCCGAAACCCAACTGGTGTTTATCATTGGTCGTGAGATGGATGTACCAAAGAGTGCAACCGTGCTTGATGTACCAAAAGACTTTAACAACAGATGGGGAATAGGTGAATCTAATGGCAGTGACGAGTGATAACATTCGGGATGTCCTCAACAGGCCGAGAGGCTTGAATGATGGCACTATCTCCGAGATGATAAGCATTCGGACCAACGAAGTCAATAAATTGGCTCGTGGCACTATGTACAATGTGTCTTCTGCTGTGGACACTGACCTCAAGGAAGGGGCAATCAAAATGCTGGTTGCTCTTGACTGCCTTAACATTCTCATTGATACCGTTCCGACCTATTATAGTGAAGACCAGCAAAGTGTGTACGACAGACGGTTTCAGCAACAAATTGTGACCTTTCAGCGACGGGCTGATGAGGCCGTGGCTTTGATTGCTGAACAAGGCACTGCGACTTTTGCGACAGGTAGTAGCAAGACTCGCTTGGTGTGATTGTGAATGGCAGATATTTATTGGGTTGCTAAAGGAGCGTTGATGGACGCATCCGACCCTAATGCTTGGAACACAGCCCCGGATGATAGTGGGTCTTCCGGCGTACCTTCTGCTGGTGATAGGGTATATTTTGGTGACGAGGTATCAGTGCAGACTGGAGTAGGCTTCGCTAAGTGCAATTATGACATCACCACTACCCTAACCCATCTAATCACATCAAGTGGCTACAACGGCGCAACAGTGACCTCTACGGACATTTCTTTCACAGCACCCGGCACCATAACCCACAGCCACTCTAATTGGGAGGACTTGGGGTTCAAGCAGGGTATGCTCATTACAATAACGGGCGCAAGTGATGCGGCCAACAATCAAACTCGAGAAATTCAAACAATCTCCAGCAACACTATGGTACTCTTGGGCTCGAGCCCCTCGTTGGCTGACGAAGCGGCTGGTGCTACTGTGACAATAACATGTGACATTTCAATCGACATCACTGCCTCATTTACTACCGACCTATTGACTCTCGATACTAAGATGCAAAACACCAGTGGTTCGGGTGTGACTATCACAATCAACGGTACTGACGCAGACTTCTATGTGGCTAATGGGTCAAACGCAGTCATTGAAAATATCGACGACATAACCTACGACTATAACAACGCCTATGAGACTGTTTTCTTTGACGATGGTCCCCACCCTATTGTAGTAGGTACTTCCAGTGACTTTACACCGGAGTACCGAGCCCCTACATCCACCGAGTTCGGGAGTGTGACCATGAGAACCTTGAGGTTGGATAGCAACTGCACTTTTGCTCCCGACGCAAGCCCTGCGGCTTCCCCAAGACTAAACAGTACTAAGGTCTTCGACATCACCAAGACCAGTACCTTTCAACTACAAAACAACATATTTGACACAGGGCTTAGTACATTTGGCTTTGCACTGGACGCCACTAATTGGCCACTTCCTATCAGCGGTGACACTTCCTACGGCGGTGGGGCCTTTGTGTCAAAGTTCTATAACCTCATCATACGCACCCCCGATACCGCCGGGCATGTCACACTGATACCAAGTGACCGAACACTATCAGTCAATAGCCTAAGTGTTGAGAGCGGAGCCGTCCTTCGAGGGCAGACTACGACGAACACCGGTACTACCAGCACGATATGCTCAGTTAGGCGACCACTGATTCAAGGTGCTTGGAACTTCTCACAACTATCCGATGGAGTGTATGTTTCAGTACTCTCCGATTCTTTTCCAATCACACCGTCGAATGGGGCTAAGGGACTGCTACAAATATCCAACGGTGCTGGTACCTTCTCATCCGACTCTAAATTGACATGGACGAGTGGGACATCCACCCTCTTGGTCGATGGTAAATTGGATGTCACCGGACTGATTGACCCTACGGGCATGCAGTTCGATAGGCAAGGGGCTAACCCCGGCACTGCCGATACAGTATGGGTGGACAACGCCGGTGTACTAATGTTTGGCACAAGTGCAGTTGGCGCTGGTTCCGGTTCTCAAGGCCCAGCCGGACCACAAGGTCCAGCCGGTCCAGCCGGAAACGACGGAGCCGATGGTGCAGACGGAAGTGATGGTGCAGATGGCTCGGATGGAGCGCAGGGCCCAGCAGGTACTAATGGTACAGACGGGACTGATGGTACAGACGGAGCACAAGGTCCAGCCGGACCAGCAGGTGCAACCGGACCTGCGGGCCCACAAGGTCCACAAGGACCAGCCGGTTCTAATGGTACAGACGGGGCTGATGGCGCAGATGGAGCAGACGGTGCTGACGGAGCGCAAGGCCCGGCAGGGGCGACAGGACCAGCCGGTCCACAGGGTCCGCAAGGCCCAGCCGGTTCGGGTGGTGGTGCGATTGACATTTCAGCCCTGCCCGTCAATTCACAGATTGCTGACGCTGACCTATTGCTGTTGGATGATGGGGCTAATGGGACCAATAAAAGAATTACATTCACCGAAGTCAAGGAGTGGATTCGTGGCGGAGGCGTTAAAGTGGGTCGTGACGGTGGAGTGAACCAAATTCGCATCCGTGATTCAAGGGATGATGGAGATGTTCACCCCAACGACTTTCAAAGCACTGCGGTTTCGTTTGACTTCACTGACGACATAACAGGCTCAACAAATAATTGGGACTCCGTTATGACTATGAAAGGGTGGGGCGACAATTATCGGACTTGGCAGATATTTTCTTCGGCGGCAAGTGGGTCGCAGTCCGTCGATACAGTGCCGTTGTTCTTCCGTAGCGGAGAGGAAGATGTGCAAGATGGTTGGGGTGTAACCAAAGAAATTCTAACATTCCCCGGTACTGCACCGAGAGTTGATGGGTCAAACGGTCAAGTCCTACAAACCAACGGCTCCGGCGTACTCTCTTGGGCTACCCTACCAACACCCATCACGGGTCAGTACGAGAAATACATACTTCAACAAAATGTATCGGCCCCTTCAAATCTCCCTGTCTTGCTACAATTCACACCCGGCGACCTCTTTGGCACATACCAAACGGGTGCAATCACCGAATGGGCGGAAGGGCCGGACTACATAGAAATACAAGGGGATGGACTGTATCAATTTAACCTCACTGCATCCATTCAATTTACGGGACCGGGAGATATAATAAGGCTCCAAATCTCAACGAACCCATTCATGTCGGGCGACCTATTCTCGGCGGAAAACACGGCACGAAGTTATGACTTCGGCACTGTTTCGGGAGTTACT